ATGACAAGAGTAATGACTCCAGAGGTGGCTGGATTTACTATGTCAGCTTTTATGCGGGGCATGAATGATTTGCCAAGGCAAGCTCAAAGAGCGGCCTTAAAAGTACAAGATATAATGAAAAGTACTAATCTTACTGGTGATCAGCGTAAATTAGTTCGGCAGTTTGATACAAGAGAGGAATGGGAAAATATATTTTTTGCAACAAACGAAAAAGGTGAAAAAGTTAAAAAAAGTTACCGAGCATTAATGGCAGATTTACAAAAAATAGTTACGGTAGTTCCAAACAATACCGCATTATTTGATGTATTGTTTCAGGGATTATCTAACAATAGGGTAGCTAAACGAGGAATGCAGTTATTATTGGAGGACTCGGGATTTACAGACTTATTTGGTGAAAATGGATTGGTTGATTTAGTAGATAAAGATTTATTGGACGGTACTATAATGATGGAAAAAATAGCAGGTATGCAAGAATCTTTCGGAACTAAATGGACAAAAATGTGGGCGGCAGTTAAAACTGAAACTTTAAAAGTTACCCATGCGTTAAGTCCAGCATTATCCGCTTTTGCTTCGGTTGTGCATAGTAAATTAACTGGGGAGGGAATAGATAATAAAAGTTTAGCGGCTTATTTTGGTAATGCCAGGGCGGAGATTGAAAAAATAGCACCATCATTAGAACCCGTAATAGATGGTATTGAAAAAATGACTTATTATATTGCATCGGGACAGTTTAAGCGAGAACTTAATTATGTTAAAGGATTTGTTGGTGAGCTATACTCATTATCAATAGCCATGAAAGAGATATTTATGGGATTTTGGAACTCGCCACCAATGGTTTGGTTAAGAGAAAAATTGCAGGGACAGGAGGTACTAAGTTTAGCATTAACATTGGTCGGGTATAATGCGGCTAAACATATGTTAATGGGTCTAGGTACATTATTCGGCACATCATTATTATCAGGAATAATAGGCAGTGAGATGGCGGGGGCATTATTAGGTAAAACATGGGCGACAAATGCGTTAGGATTAATGACAACAGGTGGATTGGCCGCTACAAAATGGGGTGCTGTGGGTAAAATACTAACATCGGCATCTATTTGGGCGGTAGTGGCCGCTATTATTGCTGGTGGTATTAAAATGTATATGGAGGGCAGAGAGAATAAACGTGATAAAGCCGTTGAGGATCAAATAGCAAGTGGCGAATTACACACACGAGTAAAAATGGTATCAAAAGGCACAATAGCTGGGTTACAAGATGATAAATTAATAGGGCAATTGAATGAATCATTAGATAAAAAAATGGATTTTAATAGAGTAGATTATGCAGGTCAACAAAAATTAGCTCAAATATTAGCACCAGGTAAATTAAAATATAATATACCAAGAGAGTGGAATAAGTTGGGGATACATAAGGATATGAGTGAGATAACGGGCGGGGATATGTCGCCTAATCAGTTAATAGATAGATACGGAGAGGATATGGCATTAAGTATAATTGGCACATTAAAAGAATATGCTAGTTCGCAGTATGATACTGGGTTATTTAGTGCTTTGACTGGGCAAATGGTAGATGAGGGCACAAATTTAGCTGTCGGCACGGGCGTATCGGAATTAATCAACTCGTTAAAATTATTAAATGATATATCGTTAGGTAATACGAGTAGTGTTTTAAAATTACAACAAGCCTATGATTTATTTACGGGAGCAATTTCAGCTGGCGATATGCCAAAAGCCACCGAAGCCTTGAAGGAGTTTAATAAATTAAAGTTTTATGTAGACCCATATAAAAATACGGATCTAATAACTAGTCTACAAGAAAGTATTGCTGTGCAGTTAAATACAACGACTACGGAATTGAATGACGTGAATAATCAATTAGCGGGCATTAATTTTGATAGTGCTTTATCAGGAAAAGAACCAGATAAAGAGGCGGAAGCTTTATACGAAAAACAAGGTAAATTACAAACTATGCTAGATGAACTTAATAAAACACAAAGCTTTTTTGATACAGAGGATATGGGCAAATTGAGAGAGGCAACACAATTATCTAATGAGGAGTTAAGTAATATTAATTTAGGTATTGCAGGTATGAAACGGGCAATAGAGACAAATAAGTTAAGTTTTACGCCTACGATACAAGTAACACTTAATGTAGATGGTAAGAGTATGTGGAGTAATGCTGATTCGCCCGCTTCGGCTAATTATACAGGACCAGGAGGATTATATACTCCGTTTGCAGATAATAATCAGATTTTAAATGCTAATTTTACTCCAGCATATTAATTTAAACTATGATAAAAAAACATAAAAAAATGTATATACGGTATAAGGGATTTGAGTTCCCAATATCAGTCAAAACTTTTTCGATGGATGAACAAGCTAAAGTAGCAACGTATGAGTATGCGGGGCGAAATGGGGCAGAACACGAAAGAGTATTAAACTATCGTATATTTAGGATAACGGGTATATTTACGAGATCATCGGGTACTGAATCACCAAGGGCGTATATTAATAGACTTAGATTACTTAATGATAATGAGCCAGGAGAATTGTTTCATCCAGATTTCGGGGCGTTTCAATGTATAATACAAAAGTTATCTATATCACAAAATGCCGATGAGTTTGAGACGGATGGTAATAGCTCAGTAAAAGATGATGAGGGTATAGTAAATTATCTGTTTGAGATGGAGTTATGGGAGCATACTGATCCAAGTTCAGCAACAATAACAGATTTTTTAAAAAAATTATTCCCAGCGTCAGTGGCTAAACCCCCATCAGATGATTATGCTACAAGATTAAAATACCCAACAGTTGCTTTATTATTCCGAGCAATAAAATTAGGTAAAATAGTTCCAGGTACTGATCCAATACGTAATGCCGAATGGTTAAGATATGATTATGATTTTAGGGCGGAAGCATACGCTTTATGGTTAGATTATTTGGAAAATGGTGATACTACAGCAACAACTATTGAGACGAGTAACCAAAGAACCTATACAGTTCAGCCAGGTGATATGGGATTGACTATTGCATACAAATTTTCAGTTGCTTTTACAGACTTATTTGAGTTAAATAGGGGACAAAAAGTACGCACGATCGCTAAAGGTAGTGAGGGTTTGTATTGGAAAAGTGCCAATTTATTGTATGTGGGAGATATATTATTATTGCCAGATAAAGCGATAGCCCCAAAAATAACTCGCAGTATACCAGCAAGTGCTTCGACTACTAACGAAGAAAAAACTAAACAAGATAAGTATAAAGATGAGTTAAATTACACGCCAGCTGAGTGGGATGATTGGTATGGTGGCGTTTGTTGGGAATATTAATAATAAACTAGTATGAATATAGATAAACAATTAGGATTAGATATAGTTATTAATGGCAAGCAGGAATTACAGTTTAGTTCCTTAACAATTAATAGGACAGTATCACAGTTTGTAGACACATTTGACGTGAATATGGCCAATTCGGGTGGGAGTAAGTCAACTACGATACCGATAGGGTGTATACTAAATGCTTATAAAGATGGTATTGAGATATTTAGGGGATTGGTTGAGGATAAAAAAACTACTTGGAATAATATAGGTAGCACAATGACATTAAGTGGACGAGAGGAATTGGTATATTTAACTGAGGATGATATAACCCCGACTTTAGGACCGTTTAAAGGAGTAACTGATAACTCAATACTTGAATTAGTATTTGCGGATTTTAATTGGGATTTGGAGCTAGGTGAGGGGGTAATTATTAAAGAATATGCCATTCAGTCGGGTAGCGTACGAAAAGGACAAGTAGTGGACGATATATTAAAATACAATGATTTTATTTTAATTAAAAAGGGATTGACCATACGTAAAACAAAGTTACCAATAAGTTTTGATTCGGCAAAAGTTAAAGATAAAATAACTATTACACAAGTAGATGGTCAATTTAGTATACATAATCAAAGGATTGAAAAAATACAAGTCAATGAGAGTATATCAGGTGTGCGTAATAAAATTACGGGATATACTTATGCAAGCTCAAAGGCTAAACTACAGGTTAAGATGGAAAAGGAAAATGCTAGTTTAACGGGTGGTGATTATGCACAAAGGTTACGAAATAAATCTGATTTGCAAGGGCAACCTATTAGCAGACATAGATATGTAACGACTCCAGCTAAAGATGCGGGCGAGCTTACGGGGCAAGTAACACGTTTATTGAAAGAATCTGATATAGTGGCTAGTATTGAGTTAGCAGTATATGGAGTGGCCGATTATGATTTATTGGATATATTAGATATAAGATTTGAGCAAGAAAAAATATTGCAATATATGTATATAGATACTTTGACATATAATTTTGATAGTAAAAATAAAACTACGACTACTATATTAGTAAAACCGTTTCCAGTAATTAATAATTAATTTATATGAAAACACTTGAATATGGGATAGTAACGTCAGTACTAAAAGATGATGATAAAGGAGCACAGTTATGTCATGTCAAAGGACAGCTTACAGATAGAGAATATAAATTTTGTGAGGTGATGACACCAAGGGGTATAAGTAGTTTACCAAAGGCTGGCGATACTGTAATAGTATGCGAACTACATAATGCTGAAATTGTAATTTTAAATGTATTAGAACAGTATGATTTAAGTTTGGAGGCTGGGGAAGTGTTATTACACTATGGGACAATAGTTCAGGAAGGGCAAATCAAAAAATACAGGCCGTCAGCAAAAATTAAACTGAATAAGGATAATGCGATTGAGATGGTTACAGGTACTTATACTGGCAATGTATTTACGCAACAAAATCGAATTTTATTGGAAACAACTGGTAAGATAACTATTGAAGGCACTAATGATATTTTAATTTGTTCGGATACTAAAATATCATTAGACGCACCAATAGTTGAGGTAATATAAAAAATAATGTAAATTAATTATGGCAAGTGTTATAAAAAATGGTGATACAGCGATAGGGCATACAGATATATTAGGCAATCCTATTACAGGGGTAGTGCAATGCACAGGAAAATTGGTAAATGGCAGTGCCATAGCTAAAGCGGGGGACACAATTCAGTTTAGTAGTCATGCTCACGCTTTAGATGATGATAATCCAATTGAATACAGTACGCATGATATTGTTATTACAGGGTCTGGTAAACTAATTGTAAACGGCAATAAAGTGGCATTACATGGTGAAACAGTACTTGTTGCAGATAAGGCAGGCCCAAATGCTACATTAGTAGCGAGTGTAAATAATTTAAAAAGTATTTAAAAAATATGGCAAATGCAACTCAAAAAATGGTAGATTTAGCTTTGATTCAAGGATCTGATTTTGAACTAACTAATAGTGGCGATTTAGCCCTTGTGGAGAACGAGTTTGTATTGTTACAAATGGCTCAAAATAGGTGCTTGGCTGAGGTCGGTAGTTGGTTATTAGATGCTCAGTATGGATCAAATTTATTGTCTGAACTAAAGCACGGATCACCATATAGTATACCAGATAGTGCGTACGTTTCGCATGTATTACGAGCATTACAGCCAATGTTAGATGACAAACGATTAGATCAAGTCAAATCAGTAAAAGTATTGGATAAAACATCGGATACTGTTACGCTTGAAATACAGGTGAAAATAGGCACGCAGGTCGGTACAGTTACTTATGATTTAAACTTTTAAAAAATGGCAATAGTACAAACAAAATCATTGGAGGAATGGATTAGTGTGATATTACAAAAATGGCAGTCGCAAATAAGTAATATTAACATTAATCCCGATTCAGTAGTATATCAGGATTCAGCAGTGTTAGCGTTTATTGTATATACATTACAACAGGATTTATTGACGGCAACAAATAACGCTTTTTTAGCTTATGCGATTGGTGATGAATTAGACAATTTAGGTGCTGATAGGGGTACTGAACGTAAAACAGCTAATTTTGCTACGGGTATTATTAAATTTGGGCGAGCTGAATTAGCAGAATCTGATTATACAATAGTTGAGGGTACTATTATAGGAACACAGCCAGCAGGAGATGGTACTACAATTAATTTTGAAACTACAGAGGAGGTGGTTTTATATGGGACAGTTTCCGCACCAGAACAGCCTACATCGGCAGTTTTAATAGATGGCGGGTCATTAGTAGACGAAGAGTACCATTTTAAAATTACGTCTGTGTCTGCGGATGGAAAAGAGTCAGAATCAAGTCCTGTTGAAACAGTAACTATTGCCGAAGGAGACGCAAATAACTCGATAAGTTTAACATGGTCGGCAGTTCCAAGAGCAGTTAGTTATAATGTGTATTCAGCAATAGGTACAGGCGAGGAGGATAATGTAATATTGTTAGATAATACATTGACACCATCGTATACAGTTACAGATGCAGATACTGGGGCCGAAACACAAGAACCACCAGCAACAAACGAAACAGGTAATTTGACTATTGAGGCGGATATACAAGCAACAGTTGCGGGATCGGCATCAAATGTGGCTGTAAATACACTTACAAATTTGATTAATAAGCCAACTGGTATTGAATATTGTGTAAATGAGGCATCTATAACTGGCGGAACAGATGAAGAGGATGATGCCACTTATAGGGCAAGGATTAAAGATTTATTATCTGTAAATACGGGTAAAGTAACGGTGTCTGGTTATCAGCAAACATGCGAAAGTGTTGATGGTGTGGCTACAGCTACAGTTACTATTCCAGTAGGTGGGGCATTTAGTAATTTGATTGAGATATATATTACAGCCTCAAGTGGCAATGGTGTGCCTTCGGCAGAGCTATTGGCCGAGGTATCTGCACTGGTCAATTCAGATGATAACAGAGCTGTTTGTGATAGCATTACAGTATTACCACCAGATACGAACAATATAGATATAACAGTAGATATTGTGGAATATGATACGGATTATGGGCAAGCAGATTTGGAGACTACTATTCAAACCGCAATTGAAGCATATTTACCTACTTTAGGTATAGGGGGTAAATTATACATAGTTGATCTTGAAAATATATTACATGATACTGCGGGTATTTTAGATTTTGATATTACATTGCCAGTGGCTAATATTCAGTTAGCGGCCTCCGAGATGGCAATTTTGGGAACTTTAACTTTTAATTGGCCTGTATAATATGACTGCACTCGAAGAACAATTTAAGGAACAGATTGAAGCATTTTATCCTAAAGGGTTGTATAATGATTCCGAGGATAGTACTAGTATTATTTATGCCCGTAATATAGTAAAAGCCAATGCTTTAGCAACTTTTAAAAATTTGCTTGATGAGGCGGCTCAACAGTTAATAGTTACAACTGCTACCGAAGATGGTCTAACTGAATGGGAAACTTTTTTAGATATACCAGTCAATTCGGAACTAAGTAATGTAGTAAGACGGGCAAATATAATATCTAAATTATCAGGTACAAGAGCGACAGTAGCGACAATCAAAGCAGTAGCGACAGCTATTGTAGGCAATGACGCACAGAGTGTTGATATAATTGAGCTTTATACAATAAGTAGTGATCCAGATGATGTATTTACATATAAAGTTCAGATATATAAACCAACTTACGGTGATTATGAAGCACAAGATTTGGTTGATATACTTGAGGTAATCCACCCTGCTCATTGCAATGTAATTGTGGAGATAATACCAGGACAGGCAGATGCCTTTGGTGTAACTGCGGAGGTGGATTATGGATTGCATGATCCATTTATGTGGGGGGACGCTGACGCACCAGACCCATCGGATACCGATTGGTTTGATAAAGACGTATCAACACCACTGGAAGGATATTTTTGGCAATCAGAGACTTAAAACGCATTTTAACATTTATTTAAATAATATGCAAACAGCTTTTCGTATAATGAACCAAGTGAGAATATCACTTGAGGATAAAAAAACGGGTAAAATTGATTCACAACAGATAATCACTAATACCCCATGTAGGGGCGGATTGAATGCTTTTGCTAATAGGATGATGGATTATGATGATACTGCTCAATTAGGCTTAGCTAAACATATTGAGATAGGTACGGGTATAACGGCGGAAAATGTTGAGCAGACTAGTTTAGCGACACCGTATAAACGATCGGCAATTATTCAAGCGGATAGTGTTATTAATGAAACAACGAGTGTTATTAAAGTGTATGCTAGGTTCGATGATGATTCAGTGGTTACAATAACTGAGGTAGCTTTATTCGGTAATGCGGAATCTATTGCCACATTAGGATCAGGAGCTATGTATGCACGAGCATTATTAGATGCAAGTATATCAAAAACAGCTACTAAAGCGGTAACTATTGAGTGGACAATTAGCTTGGTAGTTGGCGTATAATACGCTAAAATAAAATTACTAAAATTATAAAATTATGAAATCAACAGCAATAGCAGTCAAAGGCCCAGCTTATTTGCAACAGTATAATGATTTGCGGGAGGATGCCAAAGGAGGTTCATATTTAAGAGCCTTTGCTCAAAATACTCCAAATATGACTGTAAAAATTATGGACGGGCATTGGGTAACGGGTGATGGGGTACTTGTTGAATGGGCCGAAGGTAATTCGGGTACTATTACAGCACCAATTACGAATGACAGAATAGATTTAATAAGTATGGACGATACAGGAGCTTTAACGATAACAGCAGGGTCTGAATCGGCTACGCCAGTAGTTCCAGTAGTTCCAGCAGGCGAAATACCATTATGCCAAATATATTTACGTCCTGGATGTACTGAAATATTAGATACGGATGATAGTGCAGAGGCATATATAATAGACGCAAGACCTATATTAAGTTTGGGTAGTAGTTTGGAGTTAGGTGAAACTAGTTCAACTGCATATAGAGGAGACAGGGGTAAGACTGCATATGACCATAGTCAAGTAGTTACAGGGAATCCACATGGTACAAGCAAGACTGATTTGAGTTTAGGTAACGTTACGAATGATGCACAGCTTAAAATAGCAAGTAATTTATCAGACTTAGCAAATGTAACTACAGCAAAAACAAATTTAGGGTTAAATAATCTTACAAATGATGCACAATTAAAAATTGCATCAAATTTATCTGATTTAGCCAGTGCAACAACTGCTAGAACTAATTTAGGGTTGGGCAATTCAGCAACAAAAGACGTAGGTACAGCTACAGGAACAGTGATGGCAGGAGACGATTCAAGAGTAGTAAATGCAGTACCAAATACTAGAACAATAAATAGTAAAGCATTATCTTCAAATATTTCAATTGATAAAACTGACGTAGGATTAAGCAATGTAACAAATGATGCACAGCTTAAAATAGCTAGTAATTTATCGGACTTAAATAATGCGGGTACTGCTAGAACTAATTTAGGTTTGGGGAATGTAAGTAATGATGCCCAATTAAAACGAGCCGCAGGGGATTTTGTGTCATTTACAGAAAAAACTAGTTTAGATGGGGATGATTTATTTTTAGTTGAAGATAGTGTGGATAGTAACAATAAGAAAAAAATTAAAAAAAGTGTTATTGCTAAAATGACTCAAGCACCCTTGTCAATAGTATTGCCATATTATTGTAATGGAACAGGATACATGTGCCCAAGAGCATTAGATTCCATTAGTAAGCTTCCAGGTAGACAGGATAGTAGCGGGGGATTTAGTTTGCACATAAAAATATATGCAAAAGGTAGTAATTATCAAGATAGAACAGTAACTAGTGATTGGGCATCGGCTACTGACATATATGGCTGGTGTATAATAGGGGATTATGTATATGTCTTATTAGTAAATAGTCCTTTTACTGCGTATAGGCTATATAGGTATGCTAAGAATAATTTAGCAGCTGGCGGTACATTAATGCCATATACATTTGGCACTACCAATGGGAATTCGCATATGTTTACAGATGGTACATATTTATATTTTACGAATAGAGCGGGCTTTACAACAACAAGTTATAACATAAGACAATTAACTATTAACGGAACGGCATTAGATTCCGCTGTTGATTTTAGTTTAAGTGATTCACTTGATGTTAGTGGTGGTGTTATTGGAGCAGATTCTTTAAATATATATGCAGTAGGAAGTGGAACATTGTATAAGTATAATTTAAGTGGCGTCGCACAGTGTAATCAATCACTATATGGGTCAAATCCCGCTGGGATGGTTATGTATACAGATATAGATGCATGCTATATGATGTGTGACGTAAGCCCAGATTTTTTGGCTAGATGTTTAATTTAATAATTTATAAATTATGCGACCAATAAGAAAACCTTTTAATGAAAATTATAGTATCAGCCAATTATTCGGTAAAAATCCACAAATTTATAAACAATTTGGATTAAAAGGACATAACGGATTAGATTATGCTACTCCAATAGCAACGCACCTGTACGCATTGGGCAAAGGTACTGTTATGGAGACGGGTAATGACCCAAAAGGGTATGGTCATTATATTAGGATAAATTATGATGACGGCTTTCAAAGTCTTTATGCTCATTCAGATACAGAGCCAATGGTTAAAAAATATGATAGAGTAATTGAGGATCAGTTTGTTATGTCGTCAGGTAATAGTGGATTTAGTACAGGGGCACATTTACATTTTGGTATACGTGAATTGGATAGCAATGGCGGGGTGATAAATTACAATAATGGATTTGCGGGCTATATTGATCCAAAACCATGGTTAGATAAATATGCTGAATGGGAGCAAAGTCAAATCATACCTGACTGGGCTGAAAACCCAAAAGCAAAAGCTATTGAATCGGGTATAATTACGAAATGGGATAATCCAAATGCAGATTTAACGGTGGAGGATTGGTGCTGGATATTTTTTAAATTAGGTTGGACAAACGATTTACATAAAATAATGAATAGATGCGAAGCGGCAACTATGCTGGATAAGCAAAAAGCGTTTGATAAATTTTTATTATTAAATAAATAATTATATGGATTTTACAAGTTTATCGACTGTACAAGGATTAATAGCGGGGGCTACTTTGGCTATAGTACAAATTTTAAAATGCCTGCTAAAATTTACTGATAAAAAGCAAAAAAAATATTTGCAATTATTATCCGTACTAATAGGAGCGTTAATAGGGGTAATTATGGCATACACGGAGGGATGTAACACATGGGAGGGTATGATTATAGGTGTTATGTCAGGGGCAATGGCAACTGGTGTATATGGGGCAGTAAAAAACCCACTTAAAAAAGATTAGATTTGACGTATGTATAAAGTTAATTTATAATAAATATGCTCATCGGTTCACAAACGTAAAGGTTAGTAAAAAGGCTCGGCAGTAATGCTAAGCCTTTTTATTTTACTTTTGTAAAAGTCGCCATTATAATAATCGCTACTTAACCTTAACTTTTTACGTATGAGCAAAAAATTTGCCCAGCTATTGTCTGGGCTACAAAAAAAGTATGGGCAAGGATCAGTCGAGCTTTATTCCGAAATGGATAGGGCGGATGTTACTCGTATCTCGACAGGCTTGCCATCAGTAGATTTTATTTTAGGAGGGGGCTTGCCAGAGGGGAGGATAATTGAGATCTATGGCCCCGAAAGTTCAGGCAAAACGAGTTTGTCGATTATGTTTTTAGCACAGGTACAAAAAAAATATCCTAAAAGCGGAGTAGCATTTATTGATGTAGAACATGCACTCGATCCAGATTACGCACAGCAATTAGGATTAAATATGGATGAACTAATACTAAGCCAACCAGATAGTGCGGAACAGGCTTTAAATATTATGAATGAGTTAGCGGCATCGGGCGAAATCAAAGCCATAATATTGGATTCAGTTGCCAAATTAGTCCCACGAAAGGAGGTGGAGGGCGAGGTAGGAGACGCCGAAATGGCAATGAGAGCTAGATTAATGGGGCAAGCATTACGTAAAATAGTCCCGAATGCAGATAAAAATAAATGTACGTGTTTTTTTATTAATCAAGTACGTAATAGTGTAGGGATAACCTATGGGTGTCATCACGCAGATAATATTATTTATTTTGATGATGGACGAAAAATTAAAATCAGGGATGTGGTCAATAAAAAAATAGTTGGTAATATTATAGCTTGGGATGAAAAAACTAATAAATATGTAACAGCACCCATAATAAATTGGTTTAATAATGGTAAAATAACCGATAAGTCTGAATGGATAACTATACGTATGGAGGGTATTGATAGTACAAATGGTGTAAATGCCATAACGGTTACAAAAAATCATAAATTATTGACACAACGTGGTTGGGTTGAGGCTCAAAATATTATAATTACAGATAAAATACATGCATGTATTAATGATAGATTACAAGGCACTTTAGCTAAACAATTTATGTATGGGGTATCTGTTGGGGATAGCTCAATTAGAACAACAGGAAAAAATAAGTTTTTATTAAAACTACAGGATATTAAAAACAAGGATTATGTGTATTGGAAAGCAGATAAGCTACACATATTAGGATTTGATACTACTATAAAAAATAAAAAAAGACTTATAAGTCGTAGTGGGCATGATCTAGCTAATTTTAATTATCAACGTAATCCTATGGACATTATCGATAAGTTAGATTGGTTAGGTTTTGCAATATGGTTAATGGACGATGGGCATTTAGATTTAGATAATTATCATTGTAGATATGCGTTATCTATAGGTCGGCTAAAGGATGATAAGGACGCACTAAGAAAAATAGTACAATCATTTACAGAGAGTTTTAAAATAACACCAGAATTACGGAAAGATGGTTTATTAATTTTTTCAGCAAAAGATTCTCGTAAAATTGCCCAGCATATATGTACATATATACCAGATAGTATGCAGTATAAGTTACCAGTTCAGTTTAGGGGTAGATATATTGATTTTAATTTGGAGACTGCAAGTATAAAAAAAGAGTATTTTACTAGTATTATATCTATAGATACGAATAGTGCACGTAAGTATAGGAATAAAGATAAATATGATATTGAGGTAAAAGATTATCATAATTATATATGTGATGGTATTGTAGTGCATAACTCACCAGAATTGAGACCTGGCGGGCGGGCATTGCCTTTTGATGCAAGTGTGATATTACGTACAAGTTTTAAGCAAACAACAGATGAAAAAATTGGTGAAACAAAAATAATGGTTAAAAAAAATAAGGTAGGTAAACCGTTTCGATCAACAACAGTACAGATTGAATACGGTAAAGGATTTAATGTACTACAGGATACGATTACAATGGCATTGACTGCTAAGGTAATTACGCAAAAAGGAGCTTTTTATTACTTTGGCGATAAGCAATGGCAAGGCCAAGACGCAGTAAGACAAGCGATTGCAGATGATCCAAAGCTTGCAAAAGATATTATTGAGATTATACATAACTCAATAGTTACATAAAAAGGACAAGCATAAAAACTTTACAAAACCTACAAAACATATATACTGACATTGTATCAATAATTTTTATATTGGCATGACACAAGCAGTTAATCTTGAGATATACCTGGAAAAAGGCGGTAATTGCTATAATGCAGTTAATAATTTTTCAGTTATCAATACTTTTATTTATAGGGGACGTTTTGAAAAAGAGGCGATAGCAAATCAATTAAATATAAATAAAGGTGATAAATTAAGCTTAAAAAGTGAGGAGGAGGATAACGTAGGATGCTTTTCAGTTAGTGTTTGGTATAAAGATAAAAAACTAGGATTTTTGCATAAAGACTTAGCACCAGTTATATCTCGATTAGTTAATTATATTTGTGTAGTAAAAGATAGTATAGATAAGGTTGATATTGAGGGTAAACATATATTACCAGGACTACCGATTACGTTAGTGAACAAAAAAGCATTATATATTTAATTTTTAAAATATGAGTACAATTATCCCAGATAGGGAGTACACATTACAGGAAATAATCAACGAGGGAATAATCCCTTGTGTTGAAACGCATCCTGTAATT